CCGCCTGAGTCAACCACCCATGGCGTACCAAGCGCGTCAAGTCCAGAATCTTGTAGAAACTGAATCAGTGCATCAGCCGCCGCTTTCTTGGATGCGTAACCATCCAAGTCTACAAAGAACGACTTGAGGTACTGAGCTTCTTCAGCGCCGCGCTTACTGTCAAAGGTAGCTAGTCCGTAGAAGACGTCGTAGTTGTTGGCGTGCCACTGCTCAATCGTCGGGATGAGTTCCTCAATCTTTGCCGCATATACATGCTCTTTCTTTTTTGTGAGTTCTACCGCGCAGTAAAGGCCAAAACCTTCGGACGGCAAAACCACCGCTAAAAAATCAGCGGATGTCATGTTTGTCCTTTGGTTACTTTAGTTCGGGGTCATTCGCGTGATCTACGCCTGCGGCAAAACCTTCTTCAAAGCCACGCTTGTATCCGTGTTCTAAGCCGTTGCCACTGCCGTCAGCAAAACCCTCATCGTACCTATCGTGATACCAATCAAGTGTCTTGGCAAAGCGTTCGCACAGAACCTCTACCCATTCCTTTGGAAGCATCTCGTTACCCATCAGATATACCTGACGCAGTATCTCTTCATCGCTTAAGTTTTTAGGTTGAATGCTTTGCATGTTCGTCTCCAAGCTTCTTCGCCCGTACCGGACGCTTGTAAAATTTTAAGGATAGCTTCGACCGAGGGTCGGTAAGCCACGAATACTTCACCGCCATTGAACCAGTTGTAAACAGATTGCCGAGAGGCTCCTGTCACTTTGGCTATCTTGATGGCAGAGAAGTCATGATGCACAGCCCACCGCCCGAGTTGGTTACCCAACGTCTTAGGCGCTTTCTTGACTGCGCTAATTACTTGTTGTGAATATGGCATGGTGTAGGTGGGGGTACTAACTGCTCGTCCGCAAGCTTAAAAGCCTTTGCACAGCTTTCCCCCCAATATTTATAAGTTGGCGTCGCTAACAAGTCCGTACTTACCCCTTACCCACAAAGGCATGGTCTCTTGCACAGCGCCTCCTGCGACAAGCTCGTACTCGGTGTAGCGTTGCTTTGTGAAGCGGGGGTATCCGGGGCCTACATACGCATCACTATTGCGAAAATGCGGGACATAGATAACATCACCCTTGCGGTAGACCTTTTGGAATTCTCTTGGCGTAGAGTCACGTGTCATAACATTCATCATCTACTCCTTATTCTGCTTCGTCCCAGTCGTCCACCATGGCAGACAAGTCAGCCTTCGCTTTAGGTACAGCGTTGGGCTTCTTTTCGTCCTTGCGAACCACGGGTTCCTCGTCATCCTCTGCGGGCAGGGGCGCGGGCTTGGCTTTCTTAGTTTTGGCCTTCTCAGCCGCCATTGCTTCGGCTTCGTCTTTGTCAAACATCTCGCCTAAAGGCGCGGCAGTTGGGCGTTTGCCTTCAATCTTCAAAGGCTCGGAAACAGCGACGCTTTCAGACTTGGAGAAAGACATTGTGACGGCCTTAACAGCTACGTCTGTCTTGCCTTGTTGCTGAATAGTTGGGAACTCGTCGTCAGTCAACCAACGCATAGCCTTGAAGAACAGCTTGGGCGCTTCAGACTTGGTATCAAACTTCATACGCGTGATGACCTCAGACGGGTCAATGTTCTGTGCGCCCAAGTGACGAGCATACGCCTGTAGTGCGCGGTTCTCGCCTTCTTCTTTACCGAAGATAGACTTAGCAGGCACAGTCATTTGCAAGACAGAACCGCTCATGTCATTAGCCAACACCACAGCAATCTGTTGTTGGAAGCGGCAAGCGCGGCTGTTGTTCTGACCAGAACCCGCAATGTTTTGTTCGCACCCATCGCACTTAGTGTGTTGTGGGTTACGTGCATCGGGGCTAGGCACCTTGCCGCTTTGTGACCAGCAGTCGGGAGCGCTGGCTTCACCATCGTAAGACTTGGCATAAAACACGCGTGAAACATCAGGCGCGGCATTGACAATGACTACGTCGAGGTAACGCTCTTCAATAGCGGCGATCTCTTTGCCACCTTCGTTGAGACGGAATACACCACCTTTGATGGAGATGCGCTTTGTACCGCCACCGACTACACCACCGGCTAAGGCTTTGGCAATAGGTGACAACGATGTGCGGTTCTTTGCGAACGCGGGGGCTTGGGATGGGTTGAATAGAGCTACATTGCTCATAATGATTCTCCTGATTACTTAGTTGGTTTACGAACTGAAATGGCGTACTCTGTTGTAGAGTTAAGCCCTGCGGGAACTAGACGTGGGTTCTCGGACAAAAAGGTTGCCATGTTGGTCTGCGCAATACGCTTCTCCAACAAATCCAACGCATCGTGTTCCTTAATGAACTCTTTAAATGAGTCCCAGTCTTGTGTGTTGTAGCGTGTCTTGGTAGACAACACTACGGTGCCTTGGTCTGTGCGCACACTGGATACACCGAGCTTGAGCATCTGATCTTTAAGCGCGATCTTCACCGCTTCTTGCTGATGTTTAATGTCTTCAACCTCATTCTCATACTGAGTTGTCAACTCTTGTATGCGTGTCTGCATCCTACGATACACCTTGGCCAACTTGTCCATGGGGACAATGACCTCTGTCGGTACTTCCTGAGGAGTAGGTTCCTCATCATCTATGCTTAACATTTGCTTCTCCTGTTTTATGTCTAAGGTTTAACATCATACACGGCATTTATTCTTGTGCAACTCCTTTCTTAAATATTTTTTACTTCACTGTCGAACATGCCGACAAGCAAAGCGTGATCGGAAACTTTTGTACTCATTGCTTTAAAAAGCTTTTTTTCAATCGGGCTTGATTCAATGTGTACCACAGTGACTTTGTCAGAGTCCTGACCCTTGCGATCAGCGCGGGCTATACATTGTGTATACATTTCTACTGACATAAGGGGGCCGAAGAAAACAACTGTGTCAGCGGCAGTTAGGGTAATCCCGTGGGCTGTCGCTTGTGGTTGCATCACCAACACGCGTATATTATCTGTGGTTTGAAAGTCGTTAATAATTTGTCCGCGTTTTGTAGCAGACACGTCACCATGAATTTGGTCAACGGCATAGCCGTGATTAGTAAGATGCTTAACAATCGTGCTGATGCTTGAGCGGAACAGCGCAAAGATGATTACCTTGCGGCTTGTCTCTTCTAACACTTCTTCCAAAACATTTAAACGCGGTGCGGCATCGAACTCCACAACTTCTTTTTCATCGGTGTATGCGGCACCACAACTTATCTGTAGGAGTTTGTTTACAGCAACGCCTGCATTGACCGCGCTGATTGTTTCTCCGGCAGCTTGGAAAAGCATCTGCTCTTTGAGTAGCTTGTAGTACTTAGCCTGCTGTGGTGTCATCGGTACTTCGCGTGTGACTGTGATGACTGGTGGTAAGTCAAGGCACTGGTCTTTTGTAAAACGTATTGCGGGTTGTAGCGCCTCGTATACAAGTTCTTTAGCGTTGGGCTTCGGAGCCCACTTGAACACAGTCAGTTTGTTCATTACCTTGTCGCGCCACGATGTTTGAAACTTAGGAACACCGCTAGGGTTAACCAACTTTGCTAGTCCGTATGCGTCCACTGGAGACTGCGATGCGGGTGTGCCCGTCATCATCCACAGATACGTCTCAGGCTTGATGATTGATGCAAGTGTTTTCCATCTGCGTGTTGATGGGTTTTTATATGCGTTAGCTTCGTCAACAATCACCAAGTCAAACCTACCATCGGCATTGACTTCAGAAGCGATTAAGTTCAGGCCGTCATAGTTGGCAATCACAATCTCGTAGTCCTGCTGAATCATTTCAATACGCCGACTAGCTTGAGCATGGTGCGCGACAACGACACTTCTATGTATTACGCTTCGGTTGATGTCGCCTACCCATGCGCTGTGCATGATAGACAGAGGGCACAGAACCAACACACGCCTTACTTCACCACGCTTCATCAAGAAGTCAGCCGCCCATAGCGCAGACAAAGTCTTGCCAGTTCCGGGGTCGTTAAAGCAGAACGCTCTGCGGTGTAGTGTGAGGAAAGCAGACGTCTCTATTTGGTGAGCCATTGGTATAAACTTTCCCGGCCAGTCGTAGCGTCTAGTGATAGGTGACGGCACATCCTTTACACCGAGGTTGCGTAACACTCTTGCTTCATCAAGCCCCCAGTAGACAGCTACCTCAAAGATACCATCCGTCTCAGACAGCACTTTATGCTTTGGAATGATCGCGTACTTGTGTGGGTTGCGCGTGCGCAGTACGAGCGCTTTGTCGTCAACGATTTGCATCTTCTTCTTCCAATACGTAATGGAACTCTCTAATTTTTTTAGATGTAGCGATGTTTACAGACCTTGCTTGCTGTCTACGGCACACTTCTAAGCCAATCATGCCCAGTTCGTTTTTTTGTCTTATTAAAGAATCCAGCTCATCGCATAAAACTTTGTTGTCGCCAAACCCTACTTGCCACAAGTTGCGCAATGTTGGCGTGTCTACATTCTCAAAGCCTGTCGTTTCGGTAACCATTACGCATCCTCCTTCAGCCTAGCCCACGGCGAGTTGTCTGAGTGATGATTTAGTTCTTCCATCTTTTTGTTTGTGTGTAAGCGTGCAGACGCGTCAGACCAAAAGTCTTCTTCTATCTCTGACACATCTATCCACGTATCTCCGTACTTTGCACGCCACAGATTAACTAACTCTGATAAAG